TCCTCGCTGTTGCAAGGCCATATTGATACCTACATTAGGGTCGAACAACTGAGGCCCCATAGGGCCTGCTGCGCCCTGCTGTGCCTGTCCTAGCATCTGACCACCAAGACCAATAGCTGCTGAAGGACGACCTAAGATAGTCATACCTACGTCACCTGCAAGCTGACGGTTCTGAGCGAATGCACTACCAAGGGCTGCCTGCTCTTGATTAAAGCGTTGTAATTTAAGATTTTCACTACCAGTAAGCATACCTGCACCTTGACCAAGTCGAGCAGATCTTAGCCCAGCTTGTTGCCCTAGTAGCTCCGCACCCATAGCTATTTCACGCTCTTGCTTTTGCATCTCTTCGGCCATACGAGATTGCATCTCTCCGTACAAGGCACTTTGATCCATTTCTCGGCCACGAGACTGAGAAGCTTGCCTTGCTGACTGCTGCGCTCTTCGCTGCTCAAGTGCAGTAAGCTCTCCAGTAGATGCAGCAAACTCCATCCCACGCTGAGACAGTATAGCTTCTTGTTCAGTAGGAGATAAGTCCGACAAGGACATACCCATAGCTGCTAGTTGTTGCTCTGCTGCACTGGGTCCAGCCTGTGCCATATCTAATGCTCGAGAAGAAGATAACTCTGCTAGTCCTGTGCTGTAGGGGTCAGCTGCACGGTAAGCCTCTACGACCTGCGGTGCGAACTCCTGTAATGCTCCTACATCGGACTTACGTTGCAACTGCAACTGCTCACGTTGCAGTGCTCCTGCACGGGTTGACTGCTCCTCAAGGAGGTCAAACAAACCTGGGGTAGCATCAAGGGTCGGAGACATACCCTTCAACTGTGTCTCGATCTGTGCTATACGTGCAGCACGATCTTGACCTGGATCTCCAATGGCTTTTATAAAAGCGGCACGCTTTGCTGCTTGTTCTCCATTGTATTGAAGAGCTTTTGAAGAACTACCTCGCATCCTACCAAAAGATCGACTACTTTTTCTAGGATAAAGTTTTAGAGCTTCAGCTTCAAGGTCTGCCTTTGTACGTGCCCCTTGGACTTCTTGACCAGCTTTTAAGCCAGCAAGCTCTGCCTCTAGGCGTGCGTATTCAGGGTTAGCTGCACCAGCTTCAATGCCACGGGCCATTACGCCGATATCAGCTAGCTCTAAAGCTGTATACTGCGGGCGGTACGTCCGCTCTGCACCGATTAATCTCTCCTGCAACTGAGGGTCCGTAATGCCTTGGTATTGACTGCTGAAGCCTTTACCAAATAAGTATTCGCCCATTGACTTACCAGGGTCAATTGGTGGTGGCATTTTTGGTGCTTTCGAGCTTCCGAATAATCCTGACATAATTTTATTGGGTTAATATTTTTCTAAATAATTTTGTAGTATAACTTTTTACTTGTTGAACTCCTGATTTATAACGAACAGCTCGTAGTTTTTTGTAAGATACTTCGGGGCACTTCAGAATAAAGTTATGTATGATCTTTTTAAAAGTCTGTTTATCCTTGGCGAATATAGAAGCCATTAATACGGTGTCTCCGTCTTTTCTGTCAGGTTTCCATTCATTTAATTGAGATAGAATTTCGTCTTCATTGCAATTATACCACATAAATACACCCAATATATTACCCGAAGCATCGCTTTCTGACGTAATAGTATCTTTTGCTATATGGTAAGCTACAAGAGTTTGAATGTAATCCCTAGTTGCTCCGTCCAGCACCTTGCCGTTCTCCATTGCAATACAGAAGTCCACTACCTTGTTGATAAAGGTAATGGCTTCTTTCTGTTCAGCGTTTTGCAACGCTATTTGAACTGATTGCAGGAGAGGGTTCATTAACGTAATTTTTGATAGGCTTGAACTACATAGGAAATTCCAGTTGCAGTTCCTCCAGTGTACTCAAGGACACCATTTTCATTTGTAGTTACTACACAAGTAAATCCATCGTTAAGCCCTTTGACATATCCTCCACTTGCTCCCCAGCCAGGATAAGTGGATAATCCAGCTGGTTTTACCGTTGATCCTTTAGTCCTGAAAAATATATCTCCGCCAGTATCTGAGCCTTCAAGTTCCATTATAACTAATGCACGATTTGCACCAACGACCGAAGATAAATCTAAATCTCTATATGTAGAAGCACCGCTTACCTGTAGGCCAGTGCCTGTGGCCCCGCTGTACTTCATAGCGTATTCATCCACATAGGCCTTGATACTTTGCTGAGTAGCCAGTGCAGTAGCCGAGTCGGATACCATATCATCTTCGTCTAAGACATCTGTCAGTTTAGCAAAGGTTACGTTGGCATCTAGGATCTTAGCTGTAGTCACAGCATCCGCAGCAATCTTAGCTGTGCTGACACCACTGTCAGCCACTACAATCTGACCAGAGGTATTCACTGTAGTAGAGGCACTGTCAGTCGCTGACTGATCAAAGGTAGCTAGATCAACTAAGTCGTTAAGCTTGTCCGCCGTAAGTTGTTCTCCGTTGGAGAACGTTGTTCCTTTTTTTATTACTGACATATTACTGAGGGATTTCGGTTGCTGTTAAGGTGGAGATTGATCGTGAATGAAGATTATTTACAGTAAGTGTTGTGCCCCCATTAATGTAAACACCAACATTTGATTGGTTACTGCATTGCAGTTTATATGCAACTGGCGTTCCAGCAACATTAGTTGTTGGGTCAAGGTATGACCCCCCGCCCGAAGGTGCAGAGTAAGCGGAGGCTGTACTGCCCATAAATGAACACGAAACAGCAGTTCCAGCTGCATCACCAAGGCCAATTGGAATGTCATCACGAACAAACCTAAAGCGAACAGGGTAGGTCGCATTCGTTGACGTAGAAGAAACATCTGCACTAATCAAAATTTTAGAACTAGAAAGATTTGGTGTAATGCTAAGTGAAAGATCAGGAATATCAACCCAAACGTCCATTGGACTTTGTTTCTGAAACTTATCCGTCTTAATAGCCTGAACAAGATTTGGAATATATGTCTGAGCGTCGATATATGCCTTAATACTCTCAGAGGTAGATAGGTTAGTATCAGTAGCTGTAGCCATTGTGTCGTCGTCGATGACATCTGTCAGTTTAGCAAAGGTTACGTTGGCATCTAGGATCTTAGCTGTAGTAATAGCGTCGTCCGCAATGTCAGCCGTATCAATAGAGGCGGCAGTCAAGGCCGCCGTAGGCGAGCCAAGGTCATTGAGCTTAGTAGAGGTTACCGTTTCGGTAGCGGTAAATGAGTTCCCAGGGGTAATTGTAATTGTAGCCATATCTTATATTGCTTTGTTTGTTGATCTAAATGATTCTGCTCCAGCTACCTTGATTGCTCTGAATCTAGGTCGGCCAGTTGTATTGTTTAAAGTTACCTGCATTCCATATGCTCGCTTGTTACCTATTCTACCACGGACGGATACATCCTCGTCAGGTGCTAGGGTAGAGTTTGAATTAAGCTGACTAAGTGTACCTAAATCCACTACTGCGTCAATGTTTTCTAGCTCTGCGGTAATGCTTAGGTCGGAGGCATTGTCAGGGGATGACTGCACGTGCAGCTCAAAGTTGTTCCAACGCTTGCGGTCCATACTACCTAGGGTGAACTGCCTAGTGGTAACCGAAGCTGGTATGTTGTGCGCTACGGTGGACTCCTGTCCCTCGACAGGGATCTCGGTAGCAAGCAGGTCAACTGCGTCTACACGGGCATCTAACTTGTGCAGCCCACCTAGTGTATTTACTGCGTATACAGCACGGTCAGCCTTTTTACCTGCAACGATAAGGTTAGCAATGTTCCAGTTAGCATCTTCTGTAGTGTCAATGCTTTCCCACTGCTTGTTAATAAAGTTAAAGATCAAGATAGCATTATTAACTTGGCTACCGTCAAGTGGAACCGCTAGGTAATACCTATTATCAAAGTATACGCCTACGCTCTTGTCCCATACTGCACGGTTAATACGTTTAATTAAGGGATCAATCGGTGAACTCAGTGGTACTTCATTACCACGAAGGTTATACAAGTCCTGGAAGTTAGCACCGTATACACCATTGTCAGAAAGGAACAGTACATTGTTTCCTACCTGGATAATGCTGTTTCGTGCAACGCAACCTACTTCATTTGTGATAAGCTGTACGTTTGCAGCTGCTCCAGCTCCGCTTACTAGGTGAATACTGTTGCGGTTGAACACAAGTAGCTTGTCATCCGAGAAGGAGTGCAGCCCTACATTGAAGTCCGCTGTACCTGCATTAAATCGGTACTGCCCATAGATCTGATCGTACGTATCGGAGTCTAAGATGTCAGAGACAATGATCTCGTCGAGGATTCCACGGAAAGTAAAGGTATTTACTGCATCGTCTACGCTGTACTTGAATGGCATTACCAGCCTACGCTGGTGATACGCTGCGTATTCAGGTGCAGGCATATGCGAAAATCCAAGGCCCACTGAAATATGCTGCTGAAAAATAACACCCTGAGCATTAGAAATATCCTCGTGCTGAACATAAAAAGACAGTGCAGCTGGGACCTCCGTCCTTTCAGCAATTACATAATCTTCGCCTACTACCAGTGGAGAATTTCCAATCGCTTCAATTTCAATGGTATCTCCAACTCGTGTTCCATTCATTGCATCTGCATTAGCAAAGGTAGCAGTTGCCTTTCCGTCGGTAATGTCTAATCCAGTGGGAGAAAGTTGTTTAGGCTGACTGTACTCTCCGCTGGCTACCAGCTTGAACCCTGGCGATATAGTAGAGCTATTGTCTACCACATAGGTAGCGGCAGCCTGATAGGATGCTGGCAGGTCATAGGTAAAGGAAGTACTGCTAGGTACAGTGTTAATCACCCAGCCTCCATTTGGATCTTCCCCTGTAGGAAATCCAGTAAGACCCGCAATTGTAATTGCGTCTCCAATAACTAACCCGTGGTTAGCTGATGTATTAACTGTAACTACATTAGAAGCAGCTGGCGTACTTGCTGATGCAATAGCTATAGGGCTAAAGAACTTGTCGTTTTCTAATGCAGTCTGTCCATCACGGAAGATAAACAGCTTGTTGAAGGCCTGAAGCATACTGCTGGCGGGCGGAACATTTTCACCAAAAGGGTAAGCCATCGTAATGCTAGTAGACGTATTCTGTAGGTCCGTGGCTACTGCACTTACATTAGAGGCCAGTATAATAAACTGGCTGTTATCTTGATTAGGGTCACTGAAAGTTGTACTTGTGTAAACAGCCGCAACATTACCTTGGTCGAGAATCATATTGTATCCAATAACAGAAGAAGCAGTAAGCACCGTTAACTGCGGCTCAGAGCCTCCGTCGTCCAAAGCAAAGGGTAAGTTAAGGGGAGTACTGTAAACCTCGTCAGCACCTATTAAGGCGTACGTAAGGGTCTTTGTGTCTCCGTTGTCCGTAACAGATGTAAGCGTATGCAGACCGTTGGGGTCCGTTGTAGTGCTTACTAGGTTCTCTACGTAGATCTCGTCACCTGCAATAAATACGTGACCAGGCTCTACGGCTGGGTCATCAATAACAATTAAAACTTCATTATTAACCAAGGAGGCTGACCGAATAGTAGTAGGTAGCAGTCCAACTACAGGAGGGATAGCAGTGCTCTCTGCTGTAGTAGGAAGACGTAGTACATTGTCACCAGAAGCAAATGGAGCCTTGATAAAGTCAATCCCTGGACGGACCTGCCACTCACCGTTCTTACCAAGTCTACCATTAGAGCTGTTAGCAAGCATACCAGCTGGAAGCTGGTCGGGTCTAGCGTAGTTATTAAAACCAATAAACCCTACGTCCAAGTCCTCTTGGATAGGGTCA